GTTCTCAAGGCTTGATGCCCAAAGCACAGGCCAATACCGCATCATCAACAACAGCGCCAATACGGTGTTTCTGGGCGTTGGCAACACTGCAGCAGAGGCTGCGGCCAATGCTGTGGCTCCTGTAGCTGGCACTCCTTCAGCGGCCATCGTTCTGATCCCTGGTGCTGTTGAAGTGCTGCGCTTTGCGCGTGAGTCGTTCTTCAGTGGCCTGGCCCCTGCTGGCGCATCTACCGTCTACATCGTGCCAGGCGAGGGCATGTAATGAGCCAGGTCGATGCAACCGATGCACGACTTCAGACGCACGAAGAAATTTGTGCGCTGAGGTATGAGCAGATCAATGCGAGGCTCAAACGCATTGAGGCCATCATGATGAAGACGGCAGGCATCATGCTTGTGTCAATGGCAGGAACCATCTTTGCTGCGATTTGGATGACAAAGTGATTGATCCCATCACCGCCCTTGCTGCGGTATCTTCAGCGGTAAACCTCGTCAAAAAGGCTGTCAAGACCGTTCAGGATGTGCAGTCTTTGGGGCCGGTGCTGGGTAAATATTTTGACGCCAAGGCGCAGGCCATCGAGGTTGTAGAGAAGGCGAAGACTGGCGGCTTCAAAGGCTCGGCACTTGGCAAGGCGCTGGAACTGGAACTTGCTCTGGAGCAGGCTCGGGAGTTTGAGGAGCAGGTGAAGATGCTCTTCTTTCAGTCGAACAAGATGGATGTCTGGATGCGCATCACAGCCAGGGCCAAGCAGATGGAAGCCGATGCCGCCCGTGCTGAAGGCAAACGCAAAGCTGAGGCAAAGCGCAGGCAGGCCGAAATCGACGACATGATCCTAATTATCATTGCCGTGCTGACCGCTGTGTTTGTTCTAGGCATCACCTTTTACTTCGTGGTTAATGCGCTGCAACATCAGGTATGACCGAGAAGCTTAACGCCAACACCACCCTCGACAAAATTCTTGGGTATGTGGACAGCCCTTTCAAGCTGTTTGCGGTGATTCTTATGACGGTGATTGCGTTTGCTGGTTATGCCCTGTACGAAAGCCAAGACTTCATTCGTGACGCCTACAAGGAGTCGCAGAAGCTGCCTGAGATACGGACAGACCGAGCCGATGATGCGGCGACGATGCTGTTCAAGCAAACTGGCGCAACGGTAGTGGCGATCTTCAAAGTCAACCCGCTGTTCAATTCCAGAACGCTCTACAAGGCCTACACCAAGGACGGACGCGACAAGACGATTGAGAACATCGACGTTGGTCTGTTCACGCACAACTCGTCAAATAACTCAGATGTGGTCAAGCTGATGACCAATGAGATACCATGCGGAGAGTACCGATATGCACAGTCCGAGGTAGGGCTTTGGTATCTTGAGAAGGGCGTGACGTACACCTGTCGAATCAGCGTACCGCCAGACTCGCATCGCTTTGTGGGACAGGTCACAGTTGGCTGGGCAGCACAGCCAGCAAACCTAGAGCAGACAAAATTCATGCTGGAGATTGCCAGCGCAATGTTGACCAAGAGAGGAAGCTGATATGGACTGGCTCAAGCAGATCGCACCAACGATTGCCACCGCACTCGGTGGCCCATTGGCAGGCATGGCCGTCTCGGCAGTCTCCAAGGCCATTGGCGTGGACGAGGCAAAGGTGGGCGATCTGATCGCCTCCAATAAGCTGACTGCCGACCAGATTGCGCAGGTCAAGCTGGCCGAGATTGAGCTGCAGAAGCAGGCGCAGGAGCTGGGCCTGAACTTTGAGAAGCTGGCCGTCGAGGACCGCAAGAGCGCCAGAGAGATGCAGGCCACCACTCGCTCGATGATGCCTCCTATCTTGGCTGGCGCTGTGACCTTTGGGTTTTTCGGCATCATGGTGATGATGTTCTTCAACCAGATCGACAGCAACAACCCGGCGATCTTGATGATGCTGGGAAGCCTGGGCACTGCCTGGACTGGCATCATTGCCTACTACTTCGGCAGCTCTGCTGGCTCCCAGGCCAAGACCGATCTACTCTCCAAAGCCACCAAGTGAGGACACCATGAAACAGAACTTTGAAGCTGCACTGGCTGCCGTCCTACATCATGAGGGCGGCTTTGTGAACCACCCAAAAGACCCAGGTGGCATGACGAATCTCGGCTGCACCAAGAAGGTCTGGGAGGAGCATTGTGGCCACGAGGTGGACGAGAAGACCATGCGTGCGCTCACGCCTGCCGATGTGGCTCCTCTGTACAAGACAAAGTATTGGGACAAGGTGCGCGGCGACGAGTTGCCGTCTGGTGTCGATTACGCTGTCTTTGATGCTGCCATCAACAGCGGCCCAGGAAGGGCAGCAAAGTGGCTCCAGACGTGCATTGGTGTCGAGCCTGATGGTGGCATAGGCCCAAAGACTTTGGCGGCTGTGGCATCCTTTGACTCACAGCGGCTTGTCGAGGACTATTGCAAGCGCCGACTGTCATTCCTGATGTATTTGGAAACCTGGCCAACCTTTGGCAAGGGCTGGGAAAGGCGAGTGGCTGATGTGCAGGCCAAGGCAATCGGCATGATTGCCTGAGACTTACTGCGTGGCCTTGCGATTGCGGCAGGCCTCACGCATCGCTGGGGTAAAGTCTGGGTGAAACGATGCCAGGCTGCAGTCGATCACCCGTCTTTCAGGTGCGAATATTGCAGATGCTGCGATCAGCACCATCCACATGCAGTTCACCAGCACCACGGCCAGCACCACGAGCATGATACTGGCCATCCTTTTCAGGTATCCAGGCGCTGGGCTGGCAGGCAGTGGCTCAGCAGCCAGCATGACTGGCCTGCACTTGGCAACACGGGCAGGGCACTCGCGGCCCTGCACGCAGTCTTGGTCACAGCAATTCATTTGTCCAGGCCCAAGAACAGACAAGCGTGCTTGTGGCTCACGCCTTTGGAGTCGATGTAGGTCTCTCCGCAGCCTACCATCCACTCCATGAGCAAGATCGCCATTGCAACACCAATTGCGGTGGCCAGCGCCAGGTTGAGCAGCTTCTTCATTTCTTGGCCTCCGAAGGTGGAACCCAGCCCATTGCGCGAAAGCGATCCATGATGTTGGTGTACGCTGCTGGCACATAGCGCCAGTTGGGATTGAGCAGGCTGGGCCTGATGGCCAGCCAAGAGGGTTGCTGAGGTTGTGGGGCTTGCATGGTGGTCTCCTTAGATTTTGAACTCATGGGCCTTCAGGAAGGCAATCTCTTGTTCAGTGGCCATGCACACGGCCATCATGTGCTTTTGCAGGTAGGCCTGCAGCTTGGCCCTGTTGCTTGGCGATGGGCACTTGCGGTAGGTTTCGATCAGTCTGCTCACGTTCAGCTCCTTGCTGGTTGGTTGCGATGACTGCATCTTACCACGATTTCCCACAATCTAATCAACTAGGGACAAACCCTAGTCTTTGGGAGTTTTTGCAGCAATCACCTTGGCCACCGTTTCCAAGGTGGTGAAGCGGTGCATGTTGGCGCATTCGTAGCGCCTGTACTTGGCATTGTCTGCACGCTGGCGAGTCTCCTTCACCAGCGTCCAGGTGCCACACACTGGGCACTTCATGAGGCCACCTTCTTGTCCTCGTCTGCCAGTCCCTGCTTGATGTAGTGCAGCACCTGGGCGGCCAATGTGCGAGTGTCGTTTTCAGCCTGGCGGCGCAGCGCCAGCTCAACATCTGCTGGGATGCGGATCGTCATGTAGCGATCCTTGACGGCCGATGTCAACAACTTGGGAGTGGTCATTCGGTAGCCTCCTCATAAGTGGCTGCAAAAATGTCAGGCTTGCAAGGGTAGTGCTCGCCTTTCACTCCGGTGATGATCCAATCGCCTGGGGTGACAAGATGCACACCCTCAAGCGTTTCGATCATGGGGACACCAGTGTGCTTGCCTGGTCGAACTTCTGGATGGTCTCCCATCTTGAACCACTGCGTGGCCTCAATGACCACAGGCTTCTTGCGAAACTTGGCCATCAGTCCGTACCCCCAGCATTGGTGACCACATCCTCGAACATGTCGGCGGTGGCCTGGCCGGTGGCCAGCTCGACAGGGATGCCGTGCGTGAGCAGGCTGACCAGATCGTCCTGGCCAGCCACCTCAATGTCGAATCGGGTCTGGGCTGCGTACTTGATGGCCTGGGCCTGGTTGGCTGCACGAATCAGGCGGTGCTTGTTGGTCTCGGTGTCGGTGACGACATAGATGCGCGTTGTCATGTGTTTCCTATGTGGTTGGTGAAAAAAGCGCTGATCTGCTCTTTTGCATGAACAGCACCTTTCCCCACTATACAACAGAATCCCACACTTTCGAGATATGCGATCCAATCTTTTTGCTCGGCGCTGATGCTGCCGCCTTTGCTGCGTTTCATCTCGACCCACAGGCTCCAGGCAGGCACAAACAGATCGGGCACGCCAGATGCCACGCCTTCGGCCTTCAGGCGGCCAGCGGTGGCTTTGCTCCTGGCACCGCCATTTGGAATGGCAAAGATGCGCACGTCTGGCCAGGTCTGCCGAAACCAGCGCACCAGCTCGCGCTGCTCCTCGTGTTCGGTGGGGATTAAAACGGACATGCAAACTCCCACTTCTCGCAGGCATTCACCTCGTCAGCAAACTCACCTGGCGGCCTCATGTCAAAGACCGAGCAGTGGCCTTCCTGGCTGAAATGCTCGCAGGTGTGGCAGCACTTCGGCGGCCCAGATTGCAGCCACTGGCGATAATCAAGCAGGAATTGTGGTTCTGGTGGTCTGGTGGTCATGTCCAACTCCTCTTCAAAACACGGTGAAACTTCCCGTCCATTTTGTACTCGATGGCCTTTGGCGGCTGGCTGTTGCTCATCTGCACGGCCAGGTACTCCAGCCCTTCGCTGTCGCCCATGCGCTCGGCCTCGGCCAGATGTGCACCTGACGAGTTGGCCATCTTGAAGAGCTGCTGCATCGCACGCTCTCCAGCATAGCCATCATGCAGCACCGGCAGGTATTCGGTGATGGGCTTGTCGGACAGGCTGCCATAGTAGGTGCAGGACAGCATCTCCTTGCCACTGGCCTTGCTGATGTGCCTGCGCCAGTTCCAGCTCGTTACCTCAAGGTCTTTGCCTTCCAGGCCCATGATGTCGTCGTTGCGCAGCTCCAGCTTCTTGCGCTCTGGCTCAGGGAATGGATGCAAACAGGCAGGGCAGACGGCCACCGAGATGGCACACAGCTCACCGCAGTTATCGCAGACCTTCACTGGTGCCTCGCCATTGCCATCTCCTGCCTTCTTTGGCGGCTGCACTGCGGTGATCGGCCCATGCGTGGCCACCACCCCGGCAAAGTCAAGCACCAGGCAGTGATCGGTATGGCTCTTGACCCTCATGCCTCGGCCTGCCATCTGGACGTACAGGCTGGCGCTCATGGTCGGGCGCAGCATGGCTATCAGGTCGATGTCAGGGTAGTCAAACCCGGTGGTCAGCACGTTGGCGTTTGTCAAGGCGCGTAGGCGGCCAGCCTTGAACTCTGTCAGCATTCGCTCGCGTTCCTTCTTCGGAGTTTCACCCGTCACGCACTCAGCAGTCACGCCTTGCTGACGTAGGACTTCGGCTACATGCTGTGCGTGCTTAACGCCTGTACAAAACACCAGCCAGGCCTTTCGCTCTCCTGCCAGCTCAATGACCTCGCGCACAACCCGCTGATTGTTGTCGTCGGTGTCAACGGCCGCCTGCAGCTCGGCCTCAATGAACTCGCCCCCTCGCTTGTGCACGCCAGTCACATCCAGCTTGGCCCTGGTGATCTTGGACCGCAGGGTGGCTAGGTAGCCCTTAAAGACCAGCTCCTCGATGCTCACAGGCTCGATCAGGGCATCGAACAGGGCAGGCTTGTCGGTTATCAGGCCATGCCCCAGGCGATAAGGCGTGGCTGTCAGACCGATGACCCGCAGGCTCGGATTGATTGCCTTCAACTCGGCCAGCAGCTTGCGGTATCCACCCTCGTCCTTGTGGTTGACCAGGTGGCACTCGTCAATGATGACCAGATCAATATGGCCCAGCTCCTTGGCCTTGCTGCGCACAGACTGGATGCCTGCAAAGGTGATCGGCTCACCGAGCTGCTTCTTGCCGATGCTGGCGCTGTAGATGCCCATCGGCGCGCCTGGCCAATGCTGGCGCATCTTCTCGGCATTCTGCTCGATCAGCTCCTTGACGTGCGTGAGCATCAGCACGCGCGTCTCTGGCCAGTTCTGCAGCGCGTCCTTGCACAGCGCGGCCACGATGTGGCTCTTGCCGGACCCAGTAGGCAGCACCAGGCAGGGATTGCCTGCATGGCCTGCCTCGAACCACGCATACAACTGGTCGATGGTTCGTTGTTGGTAGTCACGAAGCATCTTGCCCCCTTGCTTCGATCAGGTTTGCAATGCACCCGCCGTAGTTCGATGCTTGGTGGTCAACATCCCACTGTCTTGCGATGGCTGCACAGGCGTTGCGCTCGGACTCACGCACTTGCCACTCCAACTCTTTCAGCAGGTCTTCGGTCGTGTCACCGTGGCCGGTGGCGTAGCCCTGGGCCATCATCCATGAGGCCACTTTGTTGCGCTCGGCTGCGATCTGCTGGCGCATGTGGCCGACAGTCACCATGCCTTCGTCGTGCATTCTTTTGGCTTGCGCGTCTTCGACAAGGGCGGCGAAGCGTTCAAATCGTTCCGTAACATCTTCAGGTGGATTCAGCCATGTCAACATTCCAGCCTCCCGAGCCATGCGGATGATGTCGTCTCTGCTCATCCCACAATCCTTCCACCAAACTGCTTGCGCAGGTCATGCAATTGCGTCCAGCCCTTATCCGCACAGGCAGATGCATTGGCCAGCAGCTCCTTGGAGCCGAACACGCCTTCTTGCTCAGGGTCTCCATTGGCCACATTCGTGCCATTGATCTCATACACAGCCGTCCACTCATCTGGCCCATCTTTGCGCTGCCAGGCCACCAGATCAGGATGTAGGACATGGCCTTCACATCCCGTGCGCTGGGCATCCACCGGGATCACAGCATCCCACTTGGCGCAATGCCACTCGCTGGCCTTGGTGGCCGTGCTGTGTGCACAGGTGCGGCAGTTCACGTGCTTGGTGGTCTTGGTACTGTGGCAGAACTCGTGCGCATCGCAGAACTTGCACTGATACCAGCTCGGATCAGTGCTGATGGGCGGCGGCATCCGATCCTCTGTGACCAGCCTGTGGCCTCGCTGGATGTACTTCTCGGCCACCTCTTTGTCGTAACGCACACGCTCAGTATGGATGCGGTCATCGTCCTTGCAGACTGCCAGATAAAAAGCACGGTCGATCTTGGTGCCGTGCATGTAGAGCTGCATCTGGAC